CCTGTTCGACAAAACTTTCGTTCCAGTCGTACTGCTGAGCCATCGTGCGGAGTTCTACTTCCGTGACATAGGTTCTACGGAAAACGACTCTAGCCTTCTGGATATCGATGGTTTCTGGCGGGAAAGAAATTTCATCGTACGGCTTAAGAGCCACGATGCTCGGTTGATTCTTAGAAATATAAGATTCAGGAATCAAAGCCACGCCTTCTTCTCTGAGAGCCTTAACAGCCTTCTTCACATCGTTAACATCAAGCGAAGGAAGGTACATCTGGATAAGAGATGCGGCAAAATCCTCCTGACTAGGGTCGGCAATCGCCGTAGGGAGGTCTTTAAGCGGAGATTCAGGGTCTTGCTCAAGTCCCATCTGAATTGTCTGCACCAGTTCATCCATAGTGATTTTCTGGTTACGAATAGACTGTTCCTGCTCCCAAATGATGTGCAAACCCGTCCAGCCGTACTGAAGTCCGTACTGAGCGAGCAGTTCAGCCTCTTTTCTAAGTTCGCTACGCAGTCTGGCTTCAACAAGCCAAGTCATAAGCACATTAGCGGTAGCGGCTGTCTCGGAATCGTTGAATTCTGTGCCTCTGACCTTGATTTGACATCTGTCAAAGGTGGTCATCAGAATAGCCACGATTTCATTGATAGTTTTATCGACCAGACGGCATCTAACATCCGATGCACCTTCAAACGGGAACGCCCCATCTCCGTTCATCCTGTCTTCGCTGTGCTTCTTGCCGTCATCTGTCTGTCCAGCCCAGCGAGCGAGACGGATGTCATCATTTTCGGCTATGTTGGCGGTATTGCCGCCGTTTTGAGTGGAACGCTGGTATTCCGAATAGAAATAGGGAATATCGGGCTTGTCTGTAGCAAATACAAACTTATCGTGGTTCGCTTTGTAATTTTTCATTAATAAAATTGATTAGGTCGTCTCTGAAGTATCTCTTGTGGTTACCTTTGGTGGTATATGTCCTTATAACACCTGCTTTTGCAAGTCGTTCAAGCAGGGTTCTAGACAAGCCAGAACATTGCATTGCCTTTTTTCTGGACAGTAGGCAAGGAAAATAAATTTCCATTAGTAACTCCCTCCACCCGTGCCACGCATTGTGTTGCTTGAAATGTAAACAGGATTCATAGTCATTAGATAGCGAAGGCAGTCTATCGGGTCTTTCGTAGCCCCTTTCTCCCCGTCCTGACCAGTCCACTCCTTGATGCAGTATATAAGATTTTGACATTTGTCTGAGATATATAGTTTCGGTTTATTTAGCGGAGTCACATCTTGTGACATATCATAAGCAAAGCCATCGTTAATCAAAGCAACGCCTTGTTCAATCCTAATTCCTGCGGCTGGGGTAAAATGCATAGGGACTTCGCCGTCATCTAACATATCAATGAGAGTAACGCCGCCGTCTTCGGTGACCGCCTTAGTTCCTCCCGCACGGGGGTCGATGTACCGCTCTGAAATCTCTTCTCCATTCTCAAGGTCGAGGATAAGTTGCTTGTAGTCGGCTAGGGAGCGTCCTGCTCCGTTTCTTTGGGCTGTTCCAGCCTTTCCGTCAGGCTCGCCAGAGGGCAATGCCCATTCTCCTTCAGACTCGTCTGGGAACTCCCTGTAGACGATAATATCTCCGTCTTGTGTTACCTTTGCCCAGATAATGAACCAGTTACGAGCACCCGCAGGGTCTACGACCATATAATTAGTGCCTTCTTCTGGAATGTTCTCAGCCTTGATGACATTTACTTCAGGGTTAAACCTAGGGAATTGACTTCCGCTGATGTTATCAGCCCATCCATACGCACGAATCTTAATTTCGTATGGTTTCTTGCCTAAAAGAGTCTTTTTTAACTGCTCGAAAGGGTTGTACGGGTTCAGTTCGCTGTGAAACCACATAACGCCAGCAGGACGGACATAAGACTGAGCCTTATACGGCATAGTCCCACGGGGGCATCCGTTTACATTGACATTATCAGGCAAAAGAGGACTTTTGCGGTGCTCCAGAATCTTAGCACCGCTAACATACTCCTTCACAACGCTACTGTAGCCCGTGATTGGAGTGAAAGTGACGATTAACTTACCGCTTCTGGTCACGATACGATATCTCAGCGTTTCAATCCAATCCAAAGGCACTAATTCATCGCACCAAATCAAATCCACTTCGCCACCTTCGATGACATCACGCTTTTGGGCATAATTCATAAAGAAGCATTGGCTTTTGTTCGGCAAAATAAAGGTGTTATCAGAAAATCCGTTCTTCTGCGTGTACTGGACATTCTGAATCTTGTTTTTCTTCAGTTCCTTGTACTCAGATGGCAAATATTTATGGATAACATTCTGTTGCATCTGGATAGACGACTGGTTTGTCGTGTGCAGACACCAGACTCTAGCGTCCTTGGTGTTAATCAGCGTCTGAGCGACACGCTTAGCCGCCCATTCGGTCTTAGACGCACGATTACCGCCAAGAATAAGGACTTCGTTGTTGGCTTTTAGGAGTTCATCTGCCTCAAGCCAATGCGGAAGGTCAAATCCGTGCCTGTACGGGTCGAGTTTTTCCGCAAGAATCTTGTCCTCTCTGATGGAAAGGATTTCCGCTGTCTTTTCCTCACCAACCTTAGATACCAACTTACGGATATCTTCCGTAGTCGGCATAACAAGGACTGGGTGAGGCGTGAGATTCATCGAGCGGGAGGCGTAGTGTCAGGCGTGATGCCGCCGCTTTGCTCTTTTCTGAACTGCTCAAGCGTCATTCTAACTCCGTAAGGAGTTTTTTGCGGGGCTTGTTGTTCAGGTTTAGGGGCTTGAGCAGTCTGTTGAGCAGGTGCGGGGGCGGGTGCTCTGTTTTTTCTGCTATCTTGAAGAACTGTCCAATCTACATCAGAGATAGGAAGGACTCTTTCATTTCTTTGCTCCCAAGTCTCGCTTGGCGTAATGACCTTGTGAAGGCTTGCAGGGTCTTTAAAATCTTTGATTCCAAGACGCTTGGCCTTGTCCAAAAGGTATGCAAAAGAAACAGCCCTATCAATCTTAGGGTCGTCCATAAGTTTAGGATTATCAGCAATTTTATGGCCTGTTAGTTTTTGTAGATGGTTATAATTCCATTTTCCAGTAAGTTGGAACAAGCCACGACCTGCAAACTTTTCTCCGTCACCTTTTTCCGTGTTTCCTAGAATCTTTCCAGTACTAGTCCCAACGCCGTACTTTTTTTCAAAATAGTCAACTCTACTAGGGCCGTTATATTTTTCTGGTCTAGGAGTTCCTCCGTTTTCAGCAAGGATAGCCTGAAGGATGTTTCTTTGCTCTACAGGGTCTTTGATTCCAGCCTTTTCCATAGCATCAAGCATTTCTGGAGTAACCCAGTCGTACTTGTAAACAGGGTCTGACTTTTTTGTGGCTTTCTTTGCCATATTATTTTCCTTCAGGCTTGTAAGTAAAGACATCAAAATCAATGATACCATTACTATCACGGCGAGGGATGTAATAGTTTTCATTCGGCTTAAGCCTTCCAGCCTCAAGATTTTGATAGTACGCATTAAGGCTATAGATGTTGTTCTTCTGCTCTTGGCTCATAGAGGCACTCTGCTGAGCGTTGTTAAAAATTTTCATAAACTCCTTTGCTGGGATGTTGTAAGCCTTAGCCTCTTCCGCTGGGATTCCTCTTTTTACAAAACTATTAATAAGTTCTTGGTCTGATGGCGACATTGTACCTTTGTTGGTGGCGTTAGTGAAGTCCACCATTTGAGTCGGGTCTGTAGTGTACGGGCTGTCCATACTAGCAGACGGCGGTGTGTATTCCTGCGGAGCACCGCTATTCATCGGAACGATAAAATGTCTTCCTCCTTTGGAGACTTGCAGTTCCCGTGAGTCAGGGTTGTATCCGCTGATGAGATATCCGTTGGCTTCCTGACCAATTGTCATCCACTTAGCACCCTGAGGCGTGTGAATAGAAAATCGGTCATTTCCCTGAACACCAGCGAAGTTCAGGTCAACAGGCACATACGGCTTCTTAGGGCCGCTGTAAGGGGGGTATTGTTTGTCAGGCATATTAGTATTTTCCAATAAATCTAGGATGACGAATCACGACCCATCTAGCCCCGTCCCAGCGTACCTTAACAGGCATACCAATGCCAAATTTGGCTGATTCACGACAAATCACATTTTCCTGCTTGCCATCAATCATCACTCCGATTACACGGGGATTCTTGTACTTGCAGTAAACAGTTCCCTGTTTCTCCGAAGGGGAAACAGTCGGCTCGGCTTCCTTGAAGCCAATGTTTTCCTTGAGTTTAGTGATTCCTTCTTCCGTCCAAGAAATCTCCCAGAGATGCTTAGGACGCTTGGATTCAATGCGAGTCCAATGCGTACCTTCTTCATAAGATGAGCGGAATTGGCGTAAGATGTCTTTTGAAAGACCTAGGGCGATAGAGAGTTCCTTCTCGTTCATAGAACGACATCTGGTCGATTAAAAGACGAGAGTCAAGCAATATATAAAAAGTAGGGGCGGGGGGAATCGAACCCACCGACTTAAGCCTTATAAAGACTCCACTCTAACCGCTGAGTTACGCCCCCCTGTAAAGAACCCCGACAGGGATTTGAACCCCGACAAGGAGAACCAAAAACTCCT